GTGGCGTTGTAGCCAATTTAATTGTATTTGAATCAATAACATTAACAAAGTAAAATCCAGTATTAATACCAGTTATTCCAGATCCAGATGAATATATTAAGTCCTCTCCCAAATTAAGGTAAACTTTTTCCCCGTTTATAAAATTATGATCATTTATATTAACTGTATATTGATTTGTACTAACTCCAGAAGATGAATTAAATGTTTTTGATCGATTAGTATTTGTTGTTTCAAAAGATGGATAACCAGAAAAAGAAACATATGTATTTTTTTCATTATCGACAAAAGTATTCTGAATATTACCTAGTAAAGATGTAATTCCAAATCTACTATCAATATAAGTAAGTTTTTTCCTTACTTGATAGTCTCCAAAAATATTTGGAATGATCGCTATGCTAAATTTATTTGGTGCGGGCGTGTCTATAACTTCTGTATTTTCAGCTTGTAATGATCCGTTAGATTTTAGGATTATATCTACTTTATCTCCTTTTTTCAAATAATGATTTACTTCAGATGTAAACACGTTACTTCCATCATGATTAATGATATCAATGTATGATAAGTTGTTATGGAACCAAGTATTAAATTTTGGGTCATTAATATCAACTTTTTCACCTAAATGTTTGACTCCTATTGTATCGTCAATATCAAAATACTTAGTAACACTAGCATTATCTGAGACTCCAGAGATTGATCCAGTTGTTCTCATCGTGCAGATCTTTGTTAGATCATTATTTTCATACCCATAAATGAAATTAGTATCAATAATGGGATCAGACTCTATTAAAGTTCTAGAAATACCAGTACATCCAAAAAATTGATTATTTGATTTGGATGTATAAGTTGCTAATGTATATCTGTTATCTGCGTTTAAGTAGTAAAAATTACCAGAGTCACCAAATCCAATTGTAGAGTCCACAGTTGTCACTTCTGTAGTTGATGCAGTTCCAACTACTTTTGTTTTTGTAGAAACTTTAAAATTATTAATTATTGTTCCTTTTGAAAAGGAAATTTTAAAATATTTTTTACTTTTTAGATATATTGCTTCAACATTTGCTACAGCTCCACTCGCAGTTGGATTTGTAAAGGAATCTTGGTATATTTTGAGTCCTACTAAATTTAAAGGATTTCCACTTATATTTTCTACTATGATGTCATCACTTACATCCCAATCTGCATCTGATGGTAAAAAAGTCTGATTAAAAGGTTTGATAATATCAACTTGCTCTCCATACAAAACTTGAAATAAAATTTTTAAAGAGGTATCTGTTCCCTTTGAACTGAAAAAATCTCTTGCTCTTGATAAAATATTCTCTACATTCAATCCATATGCAAAATTTCTGTCCTCTAATCCAGGTAAAAAGTTTTTTCTAAACTTTTTATAAAATTGAGTTGCAAAAAGAAAACTTAAATTAACTACTAATGAATTTGCATTATGTGCTGCAGCATTAGTATCACTAAATGTTAAAAATTCAGGAGTTCCAGCTGTTTCAAGTGCAGATATTCCACTAAATCCACGAATACAACCAGTAAATGTAAAACTTTCTCTTGTGAACGTAAATAAACCCTTTACTGGATTAGCAGCTGTTATGCCTATGGTTGAAATTCCAGATATTGGTCTATCAACAGTTATTGTATCAACACCAATTGCAGAAACTCTTGTGTTAGGTGTGACTACAATATTATCACCATAATTTGTAATTTCAACTGAAGATAAACTTACGATATCATTGACACTGATATTAGTAGTTGTAATACCGCTTATGATCGTGTCATACTCAACATCAATATTACCATTACTAATTCCAATGTTTGTTAAGTTCCTTCTTTTTCCTGTATAAGTAATAATTTCATTATCAATTTTTAAAAGACCATATGTATCTGGAAATCCTTCACCTCTATCTACAGTTATTTCATCATCAAACGCATATGTTAGTGATTTTAGAAGAGAAGGTTTTTCTGGAGTTGTGCTATTTGGTGCAGGAATGGTTTGTTTTTCAACTAAAGATATGTCCGAAACAGTAGATATTTTTTTAAGAGATGAGATATGATCAGATAAGTATGTTGTTCCATACTCACGTTCTTCAGATGCATAATACTGAGTTAAAAACTCCTTGAATAATGGATTGTCCGCTTGTATGAAATCTGGTATTTGACTACCAAGAATATTTGATATTTTAACTTTTTTATCTGACATCTGTTATCTTGTATATTTTTTGTTGCTTATAAAACTAGATGGTGGTATGTAGTTTGTTCCAGAAACATTGGAACCAGAAACAAGAACATCTTCTAATAAATTAAGTTGACTGTTTCCCATAGTATCTAGCACAATATAAAGATTCTCTTTTGCCACAATATCATTAGATTCTGGAGTAACTTCAATTTCAATTTTTTCAGCTATAGATGTAGATGATATATTGATTGGAAATAGATTTATTTCTCCTCTTTTATAATCTACAATTCCTGCATTGTTGTTAATATAAGTAATTGTATTACCATTAATTGTGAAAAACTTGATAACTCCTGTAAGTTGATTAATATCTGGCAAATCAGTCAAATATACGTCTCCATCAACACCTTCAATCTTAAACGCAGAAGAACGAATATTAAATCCTTCCAAATCAGCATGAAATACATTTCCATAACATATTTCATAAGTTGCTAATTGATTATATAAAGGTTTCAAATCTCTTCTCATTATCAACTTAGTGATATTTGAAGTTATTCCAGTATCAACCCGATCAATTTGTGCAAGCAACTTACTATATTTCAATCTTCCACCAAAAGAATTAATATCTGATGATTTTGCATAACTCTCAATTGCAGATAGTATTCGAGATTGTAAATTTAACTTATCAGAAACAAATCCAGAATCATACGCAACAGTTGAATTAAATTCTACGTACAAATACTTTAAATCTAAAAATTCTTGTTTGATACCAGCCACAGTATATTTCTTCAAATCATTTTTAATTGAATCTTTGACCACAGCAGATAGAACTTCACCATTTTTTGGTTTAACAGTGATGAAAACTTTTCCAAATTCTGGTGGGTCAAGTTCTTCTCCACCATATGCACTTACAGAGTCAATATTTGGGTATAAAAAAGGTATAAGACTCTTATAATCATTTGGTGTAACTGCTCTATATTGCGACGCATAAACCCTTGGAGCGAGGTATTTTATGTTATCCACAGATTCTATCGAATCACCATTTTCTGACTTCTGTGTGGTCGTTACAAGCGATATGCCACTTGTTATATCTCTGTCTACACCTCCAATAATATATGTCAATCTTCCAGAAAAGTTAAAGTTGGCAGCATTATTACCATCTACACCATTTGTAACAATGTAACTGACTCGAATTATAGCTCCATTTGCTGGTTTTTTACCTAAAACATTATCACCAAACATAATTTGATATCTTTCATCATCAATTTCTTGGAAAAGGAATAGTCTAGACTCGGCATTTACATCAAAAATGTTAGTGTATGCATTATATACCTCAGTTGATCCTTTTTCTTCAACTTCAACACGAATTGAAGAGGTATCAATGTTTGCATTTGGTAAAATATACCTTTGATTAGTCTGTGAATCGTCTACTCGAAAGGTATTTGTTAAATAACTACCTTCGTAAATTGAAATATTTCTAAAATTTGCAATTCCTTGACTATTTGGAGTCACTGTAATGTCATCTGGAATTGAAAATATGTAATTACCTCCTTGAACTGCTCCTAATGCAACTAGACCTTTGTTTAATTTAACAATATTTGCCCCAACTGGCACATTTACTGTAAAATTCACCACTGCAGTCGCAGATTTCTTCGATCTTGGTACGTAACCGATATTTCTTGCCAGTGATACGACATTTTCACGTAGAGTTGCACTATCAATGAATGATTCATTAACAGCCATGTTCGTATTATAGGCAGTTATATAAGAGTTGTATGCTAAAGTATCAATTAAAATCGAAAAGTTAGACCCCTCAAAGTCAAAATCGGAGAAGTTTGAGTTTGATCTCAAATAATCTTTGATTTGAGCCCTTAAAGTATTAAAATCAAGGTTGGTAAACTGTGTAAATGACATTATATCCTAGTCGGTTGAAGTAAAAATTCGATATTTTGTGTTGGAAGAGGTAATCCTGTAATTTCATACTCAATTCTTATTTGTAATTCATGTGAATCAATCAAAGAATCAATTAATACGTTTGTTAAGTTGATTCTTGGTTCAAAGTTTTTGAGTAAAACAGTGATTTCTCTTTCTAAAAATGATGAAATGTCATTTAAATTCGTCTCAA